TATTGTTTGATGAAGACTTTGAGTACGACTGCTTGATTGTAGACCCGTACAACTCTCTTGATATTCCTCATGGTACTGACAACCATAGGCACAACCAAAATAGCCTGAACCTAATACGGGTGTTCAAAGAGAACTACTCGGCTGTGTGGATACCTGACCACGCCAACACATTCGCGGCAAGAGACAAGGACTCAGATGGATATATCAGAAGACCCTACAAGAGTAGTGTAGACGGAGGACAACTAAAAGCCAACAAAGCTGACGACTTCCTAGCAGTACACAGAAACAGCAAACACCCTACCGAATGGATGTACACTGAGATACATACTGATAAGATTAAAGTACAAGAGACAGGAGGCAAGCCAAGCCCTAATGACGACCCGTTTATTATGAGTATGAGAAAGGATAGGTGTGGGTACATACAAGTAGACTCAAGGGATAGCGTGGCAGAACACAGAAACCGATTACCCTACAAGGAAATAGATGATAGTGAACAAGAGGACGAGTGGGAATACAAACCAGATGATTTTGAATAACGTTGAGTGTATGAGCAGTAGCTTACACGAACCAAACAAATAGGAACAAAATTAATAATTAAACAACTGCAATAGTTAAAACGCCTGACAGCTATTGCTTATACACATTGTTAGGCACAGTACAGATTATGAATGATTTAGCTAGAAGAAACAAAGTAGAGGCATTTAAAAAAGAATTGAAAGAGTTAATTAAAAAATATGATTTTGGTAAAGACGAATTGGATAGTTATGATGGGGGAGATAGATTTATAGGAACGGACATTTATTTTACCATAGATGGTGAAAGGTATGCTGCTGAAACTTTATCCGAAATCTTAGATGAGTGTATTTAGTATTGTGCCGAACAGCGCAACAAGAACTTTCCAATAACACAAGAAAAATCGGGATAAGCGAACATTCCATTGCTGTTCCAATTAATTTTACTTAAATTTGAACCACCATGATAGACATAGATAACCTCCCCGAAGACCGAGAAGAGAAAGCTAAAGAGTTCCTTGGAATTTGGCGGGAGAAAAAAGAATTTTATGGATACGATGAGGTGGTAACGCTCCTCAGTACCTACGAATCACTAATACGAATACAAACAACAACAGAACGAATAAACCAAATTACAGCAGAATGAAGAAAGCAAAGTTTAAAAGCATAGACTACGCAACTAAGTCTTGGGACGGGGGTGCTAAACCCATGTGGTTCCACAAAGTTGTCATGGACAACGGAGATAACGGACAAATTACAACCATGAGCGATAAGCCAGATTGGTTAGTAGTCGGTGGGGAGATTGAGTACTCCTTGCTCACGGATAAGAAAGGAAACCCCAAGATTAAAAGAGAGTACACGCAGAACGGTGGCGGTGGTAAGAGTGGTGGGTATAAGAAGCCTAGACTTGAACTTGTTGACATTAAGCGTATGTGTAAGAGTAATGCTGTTCATGCTGTTGTAAGTGTGAATAGTACTAAGGGGTCTGAGGTTCTTAGCGGGAAAGACCTAGCTACAATACTAGAGTTCACCATCGGAGGACTAACAGACGGAATTGAAAAGTTTGGAGAGGATGATTCCCTTCTTACTTCCCGACTCTCGGCAGTAAACAACGCAGCTATAATGGCAGCGTACAAAGAATTTAAAGACGGTAAAGACCTAGTAACAGAGGCAACCAAATTGTTTAACTATATAACAGCTAAGTAACATGAATAAAGTAATACTAATTGGAAACGTAGGAGCCGACCCCGAAGTAAAAGAATTTTCGGGAGGAAAAGTGGTGAAGCTACGAATAGCAACAACAGAGCGCTACAAGAATAAAAACGGAGAGAAACAAGAGAAGACTCAATGGCACAATGTTGACGTATGGAGAGAAGCCCTTCAAGGAGTGGTAGAAAGCTACGTTAAGAAAGGTGACCGTATCTCTGTTGTAGGTAGTGTTGAGTATAAAGAGAATGATGGTAAGTGGTACACTACTATTATGTGTAATGAGGTTCATCTGTTAGGAAGCTCGGAGGGTTCTCCCGCGAGTAAGCCAAGAGCAGCAGCACTACAGCCTGTAGCTAACGACGCGGAGAGTCTGAATGATGACTCTGAGCCGCTACCATTTTAAAGTAAAGCCTTCGGGCCTATTATTATTATTGAATCATTTATATAATTAACAACAACCGCCCATTACTTGGGAGATTATTGGAGAGAGTGAAGATGGTTCTCTGGTGAAACAATAGCGGGGATAGGGGGGCTACGAGATGTAAGTCTTGTCCTTATCCCCGTTTTTTATTAAAACACATAAACCAAAGCTACCGCAGGGCGAAGTCTTGGTCTAAGTCGTGGTAGGTGATAACAACCTCTTCCCCTTTTGAAAGAGCGTCAGCTACCTTTGGATACATCTTCTTGTAAGCATTACCACTTCCACCAATAAATCCTTCCTTGGCGCTCTCACCCACAAGTAAACACCCTGCCGTGTTCTCGTCGGTATTACCCAAATGGATTAGGATGTACTCGAAGTTGGGTACGTTACGAACCCACAGCATACCCTTGTGCATCTCTGGAAACTTCTTTTTGTATCGAGCATCAAATCCGCCTACGTTTCTAAAAGTTACGGTGTAGGTTCCCTTTGGTATCCTAGTTTCCCCGCGAACTTTCTCGTCCCTGTGTTCGTCCTCGATTGTGTAACATTGGAACTCCCCGTCAATAAACAGAAGGCCCATTGTAGCATCTCCTGTGTCTTGGTATCGTATTACCTGTAATCTCATATCTAGTATTGTGGGTTGTGTTCTAGTGTGCCGCCGTTAAGGATGTGTTCAAGTATTTTATTGTAACAAGTATCAACACCCCACTGACCTAATCCATGTGGCCCTGAGAAGTGTACTGTGATTCCTTCAGGAGCGCCTGAGTGCGTTAAAGTAATATCAATACCTCTCTGCACGCCAAAAGACATGTCGGCCTTTACAGAAGAGATATGGACTTGTGTGTAAGGAAGGCTCACCCACTTAACCCCTAAATCTTCTGGTTCCCACTTCAGGTCTGCTGTGGTGGGATTTCCTAATACTTTAAGAACGCTATCCTTTACCTTCAGGTATGCCACCCCGTTAAAATCTAAATATGAGTCAGCCCACAAACCAAAGTTAGTGTTCTCCTCTATTGTGGCTATGTCCTTTAATATGTTTGTTGATGCTATATACATAATCTTATGCTATTGTTGTCCAAGTAAATCCGTACTTTGTGCAAAGCTCGCCCCCTACGGTATTCAGGTCGCTCACTGAATAAGCGTTCTTATATCTCTGCTCCACCAAAGTACCCGCTGTAGTCACTGATGTACCCCGAAGACCAATATGGGTAGCTAACATATTGCCAACATCCTGAGTCTGCGTAGCCACTACAGCGCCGTTTTTATAGATGGTTATGTTCGCCCCATCACCAGCAAGTAACCACACAGCGTCATTTTCGAAATCATTGGAGGGTACACTTAATTGGTCTGTTACCGAGGCCCCCGATAAAGTATTACGAACCCTGCAATAATTAAAATCCTCAAAAAACGTTATAGCTACAGAGACATCCAGCGGTGTAGACATTAAATCTAGCCTTGCCCCCGCTATAGCGCTCCCTACAAACCAAAAAGTAAATCCAGTTGATAAATTTACGGGAACCACCTTATTATATCTATACCAATCTAAAGTAAAAGAAATAGATGGTTCATTATTGTACGATACGTCACTAGAATTATAAACAGCCTTTAAGGCCCCAGAAGACTGCACGGCATGATTGTCATTACCCGAAAGGTCGTTCATTTGACCCACTGGGTCTAGGTTCGAAACCGCGTCAGTATCAGATGCCTTATAAATTATCTCATACTCAGGCGCAGAAGAACCTCCACCGCTTACACTTACATTTATCCCCGTATATGTCGCTCCTACATTACTCATTACTACTTCCTTCTTTTAACTGATTTAACCTTTTTTCCTCCTGCACCTTGCTTTCCAATCCTTGCCTTTTCAGATTGCTTTTTCTTTAATGCCTTTGAAGACATTTCTTTTTTAGTAACTGGTGTCTTTGAAGACACTCTTCTTGATGGTCTACAATATTCACTCTTACCTCCTGTTCCACAGGGTTTATTAGTGCGAGTGTCTATCCACTTCTCTTTATCCCATCTCTTTAAGTCAGAACCTGCTTTAGTTTTTCTAACCTTGCCACTTTTTTTTCTACACTTAGCAGTTGCTTGTGCGGCACGAGCCGACCACTTGCCGTAACTCTTCATAACTTTTCTGTAACAAGCATCTTTAGGCATAGCTTATCTTTTTGATTTAGCACCTACACACTTCCAACGCTTTCGTGAAAGGTTGTTTGGTGTATTAGGGTTATTTCTTTTTTTAGCAGACAATCTTTTCTTTATTCCTAAACTTCTTGCACAATAGCTATCACCTTTAGATGTGCCTGGCCTTACCCTTGGCCCACCACCTTTTGCTTTACCTGCTTGACCATAGCTTACTTTTTTGCCACTTGAAGTAATTTTTACCTTTGCCTTTCCTTTTCTTGGTTTTACCATTGTTACGCTGCCTTTATCTGTTGCTTTATTTCTTTTCTCCAACTTGCAGGAATCGTCTTCTCACTCCACTTAATCCCGTGGTATTTACACCACTCCTTATACGTCTTTGAGCCACTAGCTTTTGTTAGTTTGTTGTTGGCGTTTTGAAATACCATCCGTATGTCTAACTCAGGGTGCTGTTCCACCACTGCTTTCATCTTGGTACGGTCTGCTGCCGTGAACCTCCCCTTTGTTTCTACAATCATAAGAGAGCCGTCGTGCTTCTCAAAGATGAAGTCTGGGTTGTATGTTTTTTGCGGCGGAGTCCACTTAATCTTTTCAGACTCATACGAGAATGAGATGCCCCTTTGGTTGCAGTCTTGTGCGAAGTCTTTCTCAAATAAAGAACGGAACTTTCCCATGCTCTTACGTCTATGCCTGCTGCGGGTGTTAGTTCTTTTTCTTCCCACTCTTATTTACTTCCGTAGTAAGTTCGTTTACCCCTAGACTTAGCTACTTTTTTTCTTGACCTGTCTG